CGACAGGGGCAGGTGCAAATTTAACCATTGCAAAAAGGATAAGAGATTTATACAACCGCCAAACAGTTTCAAGCGTAATCTTTGATGCACCTGTTGGCCCTGAAACATTAACGGGTGCCCCTGATGGTTTTTATCAGACACAGATTAGAATAACTTTTGAAGTCTTTGAAAATCTTTAATCATGGAAATTACAGAAGAAATGCTCGATGCAATCGAAGCTGTAAAGGGTCGCAGGGAGCCAGCTTATTGGGATAATCGTTGCAAGAGATACATGGAAAAAAACAAAACGGCTGTAAAAAATGTAAAAGATACTAAAAAAGGTTAATATACTTGTAATAACTTTTCTTTGTTCACATGACGGCCATTAAGGGAGACGTTGGAAAGATCATGTTTGAAAATGCTGGCGGTACTGAAGCTGACGTTGGACAAACACGATCATGGTCATTATCCGTTACGAAAGACACCCACGAAACAACCAAGCAGGGTGACACCTCAAAATCATTTATTGGTGGTTTAATTTCTGGAGAGGGTTCTGTTGAACTTTTATATGATCCAGCAGAAACAGGCGCAGGTTATACAACTTTTATTGATGATGTCATAACAACAGGCGATAATGGTGATGCTCTGTTTGAGTTGTTTCCAGACTCATCGACTTCAGCAAAGAAGATTAGTTTTGCTGGCATTATCACAGGTGCAGAGTATGGAGCAACGCTTGGCGAAACTCAAATTATCAATATTAGTTTTATTACCAACGGTGCAATCACCTCTGTTATTTAATAGCATTAATTAAACAACCCCAAAACCATGGCAACTAAAAGGACACTTGACACCTTAAAGGAGGCGTTCGATTTAAGTAAAAGGCGGAAATTTGATGTAAAAGATGATAATGGGAATGTAGTTATTAGCTTATATTTTAAAGCAATTACACGATCAGACAGAAAAAGAGCAATCGAAAGAGCTGGCTCTGAAGATGCTTTAGTTGTTTCAACACATATGCTTTGTCAATTAGCAGAATTAGAAGATGGGAAAAAGGCTTTTTCACCTGCTGATTTTGGTAATTTACAAACAGAATTACCAGAAAATGTATTAAATGAAATTGAGTTATTTTTGTTTGGTATAAATGCAGAGGCGACAGTTGAAAACGCAAAGGAATCTTAAGGGGGGACAACTGGCTGAATTTTGAGTTTTTCCTTGCAACAGAATTAGGCAAAACAATTAGTGAGTTAAGGGCACAACTCACAGAGGAGGAATTTATTTTTTTTGCTGGTTATTATGATTTAAAATATGATAGAGAAAAAAAGGAGGCCAATGCTTTTAAACGCCGTTCAGGTTATAGTTAAGCTAGTCAGAGTGTAGTTGTGGCAGTCTCAAATGTAGAACTAAGAGTTGACGCAAAGCAAGCAATAACTGCTTTAAGATCTGTTGACGTACAAGCAAATAAATTTAATAAAACAGTTAATGGTACTCAAAGCAAATTAAGAGATGCAAACAAAGGATTAAGCGTTTTACCTAAAGGATTTTTTGCAACTGGTAACGCTGCCAAGGGTGCAGCAGTAGGGGTTGGAGTTCTTGGCGCAGCGATGCAAAGCGCACTGTTACCCCTTCTAGGAATTACAACGGCTGTTGCTGCTTTTACTAAAGCTTTTCAAGTATTACAAGCACAAGATTTTGCTAGTGCAAAAGTCAAGACCTTGGGGGTTGATGTTGATACCTTAAAACCAAAATTAAAATCTTTATCTAATGAATTAAGCGGTCAAGCATCGTCTTTAGATTTGCTTTCAGCTTCTTATGATGTTGCCTCTGCTGGCTTTGGTGAAGTGGCAGAGCTTACAGATGTTTTAACTGCCTCACAACTTGGAGCCACAGGTGGTTTTTCAGATCTTGGCACTGTTGCTGATGCAACTACTTCTGTTTTAAATGCTTATGGGTTGGAATCCGAGAAAGCAGCAAAGATTGTTGATGGATTCGTTCAAACACAAAATGACGGTAAAATTATTGTTGAACAATATGCTCAGCAAATAGGTCGCCTTGCTCCAGTAGCTGCTGGCGCAGGTGTGGGAATAGATGAATTGAATGCTGCCATCTCAAGTGTTACCGCCACCGGTGTTCCTGTTGAATCTACTTTTGCAGGGTTGAGAATGGTAATAGCATCTATTCAAAAACCTTCTGCCGAAGCATCAAAAGCTGCTGAAAAATTAGGGGTAGATTTTAGTGCTACAGCATTAAAAACAAAAGGGTTAGGTGGAGTCCTAAGCGAATTAATAGAGAAAGGTGGAGCAAGTGAAGAAATGCTCGCAAAGTTTTTTAGATCTGTTGAGGCAAGAACAGCAGTATTGCCTTTATTAAATGACGAGTTAGTTTCCTTTAATAAGAATCTAGAAAATCAAGCAAATGCTCAAGATGTTGCTGCCAAGGCAGCCTTTACAGCGTCAAATACAATTCAAGGACAACTGACAAGACTAGGTTCTGCATTTACAAATTTAACAGCCGAGGGATCAGAATTTGGAATCCTTATTAGAGAAAGTTTAAAAATTGCTGCTGTAACAGTAGAGGCTCTTGGAAGTGCGTTCGAGCTTGTGATGATTCCTGTAAGGTTTGTTAGTGCGGCAGTTGGAGAGGTAGGAAAAGCTATTGCTGAAGCAATGGGCGTTGATGCGACTAATACTTTATTTGAATTAGAACAAGGTTGGATAATGGTCAAGGAAGGTGTTACGCAATTCTCTAATGCAGTAATAAATGTAGGTAAAACTGTGGGTACAATTGTGGGTACAATTATTAAAGCTGTAATAGGTGCTTTTAAAAAAATTAATGATTTTATTAATAGTAACCCTGTTCTTAAATTTATATTTGGAGTTGCAAAACTTCCTACTTTAAAAGTAAATGTTGATACTAATTTAGAGGCTGTTAATCAATTAAAAGAAGGCGTTGAGAGTACTGCTATAGCATCAAATAATATTGTTAAAAGTAACTTAAAAAATAAACAAGTAATTACAGAGACAACAGACAAAATAAACCAACAAAAAGAAGCGGCAGACAAACTAAAAGATAAATTTATGGAAATAGGCCAAGATATTGAACAGGGAATAGTGTCAAATTTAACAGATGCAGTTATGGGAACAAAAACATTAGCTCAATCTGCTATTAGTGTATTAAATCAGTTAAAACGAAAATTAATAGAAGTTGCTATTCAACAGGCTGTCTCTGGTATAGGAAAAAAGATTGGTGGTTTTTTAGGTTCTGTTTTTGGTGGTGGTAAAGCAGCAGGGGGCTCAGTAAAGGCAGGGAAAACGTATCTTGTAGGAGAGAAAGGGCCAGAGCTGTTATCAATGGGGGCTCAGTCTGGATTCATAACACCAAATAACAAATTAAGCGGCGGCGGCACTAGTAATATTGTTAATGTTTCAGTTGATGCCTCTGGCTCGGCGGTTTCTGGTAACAATGCAGATGCACAACAATTAGGAGCTTTAATTGGTGCAGCCGTTCAGAATGAATTAATTAAAGAAACACAACCAGGAGGACTATTAGCAAGATAAAATGGCAACTTTTCCCTCAATCAACCCGACATACGGGCAACGCAAAACAAGCCAGCCCAAGGTAAGAACAACCCAACTAGGAGATGGGTACGAATTTCGCACAATGATGGGCTTGCCTTTAACGCAAGACCCAAAAACTTTTGATCTTGTATTTACAGTTAGCGAAACAGAAGCAGATGTTATTGAGGGATTTTTGAGAAGTCGGGCGCAAGACCAAGCAAGCTTTACTTTTACACCTCCAGCAGAAGGGTTTACCAAGACAGGGACATATTCTCAATCAGGTACAACCGTTACTATTACAGTCACAAATCATGGGGTTGCTTTTGCTGATCTTTTGACAATTGATTACACCTCTGGCTCCGCAACAGATGGAGATTTTGTTGTTGCCACGGTGACAGATGACAATGTTTTTACAGTGACAGCAGCAGCAAGCGCAACGAATAGCGGTAATGTTTCAATCACTCTTTCAGGTGCAGGGCAATATGTTTGCCAGTCATGGACTAAGACAATACCCTATGTGAATAGAGCTGTTATTAATTGCACTTTTAGAGAAGTGTTTGAACCATAAATTATGGCGATACCTGTCTCAGATCTTCAAAAAATAAATCCTAGTTCAATAATTGAACTTTATTCGATGACGTTGGTTAGTGCCTTACATGGTTCAACAGATGTTCATAGGTTTCACTCAGGTGTTGGGATGAATAGCAACGCTTCAATTATTTGGCAATCAAATACTTATGATCGTTTTCCTGTTCAGGCAACAGGGTTTGAATATACAGGGGTAGGAAGATTACCAAGACCAATGTTGACTGTATCTAATATATTAGGAACCATAACGGCTTTAATGGCTGCTGTTAATGCAACGACTCCTTTTAATGATTTACAGGGGGCAAAAATAATTAGACATAGAACTATGGCGGCTTTTTTAGATGCTGCTAATTTTCCCAATAATCAAAATATTTATGGCACCCCCTCAAGTTCTACAGAATTACCACAGGAAATTTATTATATTAACCAAAAACTTTTAGAGAATAGAGAACAGGTTCAATTTGAATTAGTAAGTGCCTTAGACCTTCAAAATGTAAGGGCACCAAAAAGACAAGTTACAAGACAAGATTTCCCTGGCGTTGGTACATTTGTAAACGCATGAGTTGGAAAGACCAAGCTGTTATTCATGCAGAAGCAGAGGCACCAAAAGAATCTTGTGGATTGTTGGCACTAATAAAAGGAAAAGAAACTTATTGGCCTTGTAAAAATCTAGCTGAAACAGCATCAGAATATTTTGTCATTAATCCAGATGATTGGGCTGATTGTGAAGATGAAGGCGAATTAATTGGCATTGTCCATTCACACCCGTTTGGGGCTGCTGTTCCCTCTGAACCTGATAAAGCATCTTGTGAACATTTAGGTTTACCATGGTTTATTCC